TGATTGGATGCTTGGACGGCTGGTAGCTTTGCGTGCGGATCGTCTTTTGTAGCAGGCGCCGCAATTCAGACGGCCTCCCGCCCGCAGCCCGCATTAAGCGACCGATCTGGTCCGCAGCCGGCCAGATGATTCGGTGTCGCTGCCGTGGCTGGGGCACGGGCCGGGCTGGGATCAGAAACTCGATTACGGTTGGTTCGGTCATTGGCTAAAGCCCTTCGTCTTGCGCCTCCCCAAGTGCTGCCACTGTCGCATTGAGTGCATCGCCGTGGCGGCGCAGTTCGTTGCCGGCGCGGCCAAGTATCTGCCGAAGTCGGTTGATGTCCACGTCCTGCACCGCGGCCACTAGTTGCCCCAATTGTTTTCCGCCGTACCCGCAAATCTTGATGCCGCTGGCCTGCTCGAATTCTTCAATTGCTTTTTTCAGCGCGCCCAGCTCCTGTTGCGCTCGCTGCACTTCCACAGTCTGCTCATGCTTCTGACACGTCTTGGTGTAAGCTTGTCCGGCTGCAAATCCCGTTCTATTCGCTGCATAAATTGCGGATTCACTCGCCGATTGCTTCAGGCACGCGCGAAAGATGCCGGCAAGCAGTACGTGGTCCGGCAACTCCGGCTGCGTCAGCGTCGCCGGTCGCTTGGTGCGCAGATTGCTGGCGTCTGTGGGCTGCATCCAACCCCAGTCGGCAGGTAGTTCCTCGATCTTCAGCACGCCCTTCGGCGCGACAATCCACCAGTAGTGGCAATATCGCGAGAACGCAGCAGCCTTTGACACGTCTTGAATTTCCTTGAGCCAATCCGACCGCGACACCTTGACTTCAAAGCCGTGTAGATGCAGCCCCTTGCTGGGCCACAGCGACATTGCCAGACCGTCGCAACTGCGCGACTTATCAGACCCGGTCCCGTTTGGGACTTCGGCTGCAAACGCCCAGACGGGACCGCTGTATTTCGACCGCAGCAGTTGTGTCAAATCTTGCGTTGTCCAATTCATGCGCGTACCTCCTTAAAAAGTCCCGGCGGTTCGGACTCGATGATTGCTGCAATTTCGTCGAAGGTTTTGCCTTCGTCGTTGTCTCGCGCCAGCGAATAGGCGTTGTACCTACCGATGTTCGTTTTCAAGCCAAGCCAGATTCGGACTTCTGGAAATTTTGTTAAGTTTTTGTTTGTCGCGTACCTGACCCGTTCTGGTTCCCGCCCCTCCGCCTCGATAAACGCGACCCTGGCTATGTCGAGGCAGCAATGTCTAACGCCGTCGGTCATCTTGCCGCGGCATTGCTGATACTTTCCGCTGCGCAGCGACTCACACCACAGTTTGCGGGCTTGCTTGGGCGTGTACTTGAAAGTGGTCATGGCTGTTTTCCTCTGTTGCACCGGCGGTGCAGTTCCTCGAAGATTGGGTCGGTCCATTCGTCGTCTTCCGTTGCGGCGTCCAGACACTCCAATAAGTCGCCCAGGTAGTCCATCGCCTGCCCGACAGTGCCGAACAACACTGCTGCCGCCGTTTCGTCGTGAGTCATTTCGGGGCGGTCGTACAATTTCGCAACCTTGGAAACGACCGTCCGTACTTGTTCGCACAAATGCGCCACGACCTTCGCGCCGTGCTGAATAAACTCCGCGTCCGTCAACGTCTTCAAGTCTTCACTCATTTTTCCCTCGCTTTTTCTGACCGAGTTCGCGATGCAACTGCTCGATGAACGTCTGGATATCCGCGAGACAGCCCGCGGAAAAGACCGTGTTGCCTTCCGGTACGAAGCAGTCTTGGTCCCACGGATAATACCGACGAACGGTGCCGAGACTGCCACCGTTTCTGTTGTTTCGGCAATCCCAAACCTGCGTCTTGTCGGTGCTGTAAATCATCACAAAGTGGATGAAGCGGTATTTAGTTTTCATCTGTTTCTTCCTCGCTTTCTTCGCGCCACTCCGTCACACACGCCGGGCAATCGCGGTGATGCTCGGCGTCGAATTGTTGGCGACAGTTGAGGCAGGATCCGTAGGGTGTGGTCATACTTCTTCGCCTTGGCTTTCGGGTTTGGCTAACGCTGTCGGGCCGGTCCAATCCGGCTCGCGATTTTGTTTGTCGTCTTCGCGCCGCTTCGGCATGACGACCACAACAGCCCGATGCGACTCTGATTTTGCGGAGATAGTGATCGGCGAGTCCGGGTCGTCGTGGTCAAGCGTGATTGAGACACCCCTGTCGGCATCCAGCACACTGCACGCCAGTTCGAGAGCTGCTATCAGTCGGCGAGGGTCGAAAAGGCAGGTGCGTGGATTCTTTTGCAAATGCAAGCACCCCAGCCATTTTGGCCACCGACCTTCGAGCGTCTCGAACGGCACGCTTGCCACTTCCTCGCTGGTGCTAAATTTGCCGAGCACAACGACCGCGTCTTTACTGATGCGGATGCCTCTGGCGTTTGTCTTTCTGGCGATGTGCTTTGCCAACGTCAGCGCCTCGGCCGGGATAATGCAGCCATCGCACGACTTGTCATCGTCGCTCCATTCCAGCACGGCTAAAATGCGGCCATCAGTAGCGGCGGCAAGCGCCATGCCGTCCGCACTGCGTTCGATCTTCACGCCATCCAGCGTGTATCGCGACCCCTCGCCGTCACAAAACCGCGCGAGTTCCAGAAGCGCCTTTGGTGCGTCCATAATCAGGTTCCTTTCAAAAAAGTTTGTTGTCGGGTTCGCTGCCCTTGTTCCAGGCGGCGAGGTCGGGGTTGTAGTTGGGATGTTCGCGCACTGGTCGCATCCGGTCGTGTATCGTCTGCCGGGTCGGATCGAAACGGACAAGGACCGCAACTTCATTGATTGCGCGGTTGCGATTCTTGGCGATGAAAACCTGGTATTCGTCGTGCGGCTTGTGCGATGGGTTGACCTTGACCGGCCACACTTGAAATACAATCACGTCCGCGTCTTGCTCCAACTGTCCGGTGTCGCGCAAGTCGCTGAGCTTCGGCATGAACTTGTTTCGGTTCTCGATTTCACGGTTCAACTGGCAGAGCAGAAGCAGCACAACCTTTGTTTCGTTGGTCACTTGTCGGAGCGTAACGCTGGTGTTCGTGATCTGCTCGTAGCGGCCGCGACCGGGACTCTGCAGCAGTTGTGCGTAGTCTACGGCGACCACTTCGACCTTGTGTTTCACAACCGCCTTTCGGATTTCATCAGCGACACGTTCGGCACTACGGCAGTTCTCAATAACAAAACACTGGGCGCGTCGCTCGAAGTGATAGTCCAACTGTTCGGCGACTTGTGGCGTCGATGTTTTCCAGTGTTCTTCCGGCACGTCGCTAACGAACTGGAGCGTTCGTTTTCCCAATGACATGGCCGACATTTCCTCACTCACCATCAGCGACGGCCGCAGATCCCCTGTGACGTTCTGCAGCACCTGCAACGCCAGCGCCGACTTACCGTGACTGGGCCGCGCCGCAAGAATCACTACCTCGCCTGGTGCAACGCCGCCGGCCAATGCGTAGTCAAGCCTGGGGATCCCCAATTCGATCAGCGTCTCTTTGCCGGACTTCACGGCGTCGAGGTAATTTCTCGCCGTCTCTTCGATGGTCAGCACGCGGAGCGGAGCCTTTGCGTCCGGCTTGCGCAAAGACTCCGCGTAACTAGGGACCGATATTGAGTCCCACTCATCCGGGCGTTTGTCGCGCAGATAGTTCCGCTCCCCAGGCTGTTTTGCAGCACTGCGGATTTTGTGCCACAAATCCTTCTCGGACCAGGGCGGTTCACAGCGGGCGTTGTACTCCGCCAGCACCGAGAAGGCGTCGCCCTCCGACAAGCCGAATCCCAGGACGAGCACGCAGGCAACGTGGAACGTGGCGCCGTGACCGTTGCTGCCGCTGACCGCGGGCGGCATGGTGGCGATGTACTTCCGGGCACGCTCCGCCACATCCGGATCGCTCGGCAACTTGTGTGAGCGCGGCAGTGTTTGCGGCCAAAGTTGTTTGCAGAGTTCCTCCAGCTTGGGTTGGCGCGGCTCGATCTGCTCGAATCCCCTCACGCGCTGTCCAGTGACTGCGAAATAACGCTTCGTGTCGTAGATTTCAACGGCCGGCTTCTTGCCGCAAACCTGCTCGACGTCGTGAAGCTCCTTTTTTGCGCCGGCAAAGTCCGGCTTGCGGCCACGGATGAAAATCTTCACGCCCGTTTGTGACGGAGAGACTTCGCAGTAGCTATCCATGCGCAGCATGATATCCCGCGCCCAGGGCGATACCTTGCCGGTCTTCGGATCCCGGCAGCCGTCCAGGTCGATGCCGCAGTACGGGTCTTCGTCGCTAAAAACAAATCCTGGACCGTCGTAGCCACCGAGTTTGTAGCGGGACCATGCGGCGTCGAAGGTTGTCCAGGTTCTTCGGTCGTCGGACTTGGCCAGTTGGTCGTTGCACTGGTAGGGCAACTTCGTCGGCTTGTTGTCACGGGTAACTTGCTTCCACACGATCCAGTGAGGCAGGTCGCGCAGTGCGAGCGGGATTTTATCGCGGTTTACCACGGTGGATCTCCGTTGGACTGGTGCCGCGTCAGTGACTCGGCAACTTTCAGCAGCAGGTGTTCCAGATAGGTTCTTCGCCAATGAATCAGCTTGTGACAGGCCGTGCAAACGACCCACACATTGTCTGCGTCATCGGTTCCGCCGTTTGCATATTCGACGACGTGATGCCCCTCAAGAGTCTCCCGAGGCGGAAGATCAACTTCCTTAATCAAACACATTTCGCAGAATCCTTTGCCGTGCTTGATCGCCAATTCGCGGTGTGACGACGGCCTCCGAGCCTTGTCTGTTTCCGGCTTCGGGCACCAGCCCGTGAATCGGTCGCAAGACGGGCACGAGATTCGGCCGTAGTGTGGCAGGTGTGGCGTTAATTCGAGCGCCATTTCGCCGGAGTACCCGCAGAATCGGCACGATTTAAGACGCTCTGGAATCTCAGCCATCAGGCACACCCCCATCCAAAGGATTCCAATTCGCCAAGTCTTCGTCGCTTGCCACTCGATCTACGGACGTTCGGGAACCCACGTCTCCCCAAGCTTCGGGCGGGTCTTCCCACGCCTGCTGATTGAGAC